CAAACATAACAACAATCAACCGAACCACAACAACAGAATCTATTGTGGAATCGGTATCTGTCTTTACTCAATAACATTTAGTCAGCCAGTATTTGCAAACGCTACAACAATAGCCTCTCCTCAAGCAACAAGTAGCGGATCAGTGATTAATCAAGGAATACAAGTCCAAAGTGGTACATTTATATTTCAAGAAGTAGGTGATGGAATCCGTTGCAGTGGAACAACTCTTACGATAAATCCCTTCATTTCAAGAGTGAATACTTGGAAAGATCCGTTTGAACCTTATTACGATGAGAATGTATATGATGATAGTACAGATGAAGACGGTAATTTAATCAATCCTGGTGGAGTTTTATATACAAAACCAATTAGAACTGGACAAGCTCGTAATAACTTAAGCTTCAACTATGGTATTACAGCTACGATTGCCGTTCCACTAGACAGACGCATGACTAACAGGTGCGTGGCTGCTATGAATACACGTGTTAAGTATTTAGAACAAGCCTACAAAGCCAAAAAATTAGATTACGCTCTTGGGCGTTTGAAGGTATGTGCAGAGCAGTTGAAATTAGGCGTTACTTATGCAAAAGACAGTCCTAGTTATGTTGTCTGTGAAGACGTAAGGCTAGTTAATCCTCCTAATACACTGCCAGATCATAAACACTCTATTTCCGAGAATCCCTCTGCTCCTTTCTCCTATCAGCGAGGGACTTTACAGGAGGTTTCTTCCCCCGAATAGCTAACAGCTTTTTAGTAATTTTCTTAGATAAACTCTTAACTTGCCCTTTAATTTGTTTTTGAAAAAGTTTAGCTATCGGCTGACCAATCACCGTAACACCGATAACTGACGTAACCGCAATCACAGATGTATTAACAAGAACCGTAGGTTGTGGAGCGTAATTACCAGCAATCTCTATAGGATTTAACCCCTCCCAAACAATCTCACATTTATTTGTAAGTTCATCTCTTTTATATCCTTTTACAAGTGCTAATCCTCCTTTGCCCATGCTTCCTATCGGACTATTTTGCATTTGATTAACAGATGGGCATGGAATTATATCTGCAATAAACTGTCCATCAATCGTTGGAGTTTTAAAATCTTGCTGCCCTACATTGGTATTTCCCTCCTCGTTATCTTCGCCATCCTTTTCTTCCACTTCCTTTCTCTTATTCCTTTTTGATTTCTTTGGCAGGACAGGAGCAACAATTTTAGGAGTTGGTGGCTTTACTTCTACTTCTTCTTCTTGCTCAGGTTCAACAGCAGTAAATCCGTCCCAGTCAACAGCCATACTTTCAAGCGTTGGCATGTTACCGTCACAGACATAAAAATTTCCCTTGGGATCATTAGTAACTAAGTTTTTATTCTTTAATGTTCTGGCACGTACACAGCCAGGCATTTGAATAATTGGAAAACCTATGTTGTTAGGTATTACAGGATCAGGTGTAGAAATAAATGTTGTATCAATTGAAGCTTCAGGTATCTCCCTAACAGAAATATCTTCTATTTCCATACAACAAAACCCCCTAGCATGTGTGAGTCTAGAGGGCTCTGAAGTGACCGATTGTCAGTCAAGCCGTTCAACCGCTTAGGTTTAGAAGTGCTTGGCTGGTGTGAAAAAATCGCATCTGCTTCAACGACGTGCAACCGCAAAAGGCTAAACAGTTCGTAAGCGTAAAAATATATTAGCAGTCGTTCCATTGACCAGCAAGATCACTTGCAACATTTCCTACTTGCTTCCTAGCCTGACCGAAGAAAATACCTGCTAATACTGGCCCTACGATTGGAACCCCTGCCAAGGCTGGTGTCACCTGAACCGATCCAGCATCAGCAATCATCTGTCCATTACTGCGACCCTGAGCTTGTTTTTCAATACATTCAATCTGTTTTGCTGTAAGTGTCCCGCCCTCTCCTTTAGGGAAAATTGCAAACTGAGCAACTGATTCTTTATGTATATGTTTTCTCTTTACACCACCATTAAATGTAGGTTGTTCTGAATCTTCGTAGAACAACATTGTTTTTGGATCGTGTTGACGACTTGCAAAACTCCACTCTTCTGCACCATCAGCACCAGTCTCACTTCTAATTTGAATACTGCTGTAAGGAGTGTTAGCAAGTTTAGCTATGTCAGGGATGCCTCCATCCTTACGAGCCAGCAAAGAAAGACTCATAAAGTTCGTAGCAATCAAACCGCCTCCTAGAACAAGAGAAGTTAGGCCGTTAAATGACTTGAACTGAATCATGTTCCGAACGGCAAAACAGATCCTGTCGATGATGGAACGCTTGGTATTGATGGCATTGCTCCTTTAACAAGAGAAGGCAATTGTTTTTGCACTTCAGTCATGATGGATTCTGTAATTTTGCCACGCTGAAAGTAAGCAAACGTACCACCACCTACTGCTACTACAAGAGCAGCAGTATTTATATAGGTGAGAATCTTGATCATGCAGGGCAAGCCTCTGCACCAACGCCAGCTTCTTGATCTACAGAAGATAAAATCTCTGCATTGATCTCTTGTATTCTTTTATTCAAAGGATCAATACTGGCTTGGGTTGTAGTGTTTAAATCTTTCAACAATTCAGCAGATTGCTTATTGTAATCAGCAACAATATCTTCTACTTGCTTAACTAAACCTGCTTTTTCTTGTGCAAGTTGATTGCGATCAGCCATAAAAATAATACATTGCTCTCAAATTATAAACCTACTGTCTATCCCTGACTTGTTCGGCCAGCACGATGGTCTGACCTAGTAATAATTGAAATTAATTACAATGCGTCTACTAGAAGGATCACCTTCATGTAAAACTCCAGCGTGTTCATGATGTGCATCAAACTTAACTAGACGGTTTTGTTTACATTCAACTTCTTGCTTAGGATCTTTAAAAAGTGTTGGTCCGTTTGTATCTGACAAGTAGAAGATAGCTGTTTTTCTATGTGTTAAATCCTGACCAACACCATCTACATGAAAACCGCTTTGAACTTTATTAGGTAAACCAAATGTCGTATTAGCTTTTATTTTTAAAGGTGCATTAATATTTAGTTTTTTGTATATCGGTTTTAAGAATGATAAATAGTTACTATGACCATTAATACCATTATAAAAAGTATGAGTGTATTGAATTAAATTATCAGTTTTAGTTACTTTTCCTTGGTTAAAAAACCAAGGAAAATCTGCTCCAGTTATTTGACTGTGTAACAATTTATATTCTAAATCTATTAAAAAATTATCATATATCTCAATAGTCATGTAACAATCAACTAGGTTCGGTAGGCCATGTAACACTAGGCACGGCTTCACTAAAAGTACTTTGTTTTGTTATATCTCTTAGCTCTTGTCTATAAGTTTTCCACTTAGCAATCATATCAGTAGACAATGGAGAATCAGAAACTATTGTCCAATCGCAATCATTCAATAAATCATTTCTTTCCTGTCTAATAGATAACTGCGCTTCACTTTTAATAATATCTATTTCATCTTGAGTCCTTTCTTTTGTTTCCCATTTTAATGTCCACACCCCATCAACAAGTTCAGGAATATCTTTTTTTACTATGGTTTGTGTCTGCTTGTTGTAGGTAGGCTTACCCTCTGTTTTTACTTCATACGCTCCAAAAGCATTTAAAATGCTGTCATCTAATGTTTTTGGAAAAGAAACATTAGAATTATCTTGTTTTAAATCAAATATCGTATAAGGATACTTTTCAACTGATCCGCTTTTTATCTTTGCGTAAATCATTGTTATTTAAAATGTTTTTTTAAGTTTAATCGGTAAACTCAAAATAAGCTGCTCTAGCAGCCCAACCACTGCCACTGCCGTTATCGTAGTACCTAGCTCCATCATTGCTATTTGTCGCTCTATAAGCTGGGTAATCATTGGCAATAACTTTGCCATCCATTAATATTTTACATCTAGGAACCCAAGACTCAGAGCGGAAAAGGAAAAAAATTATTTTTTTGATTACTGTTGCATTTTTGAATTTACATAGAATGTTGGTATAACAATAATCCTCATTATCTTCAGCCCAGTCACTAATAGAATAATCAGTAGTTACATCTGTAGTACTAGCCCTATCTGGACCCAAAGGAAGAGTTCTTTTGTAAACAGTGCTACCACTATCTCTTAATACAGTTAATAAGTCACTTGAGCTAAATCGACTAGGTGTATAAACGTTGTAACTTACTAGGCCATAAGTTTGTCCAGAAACATCCATATCATCAAAAGTTTTTTTCGCTGTAGTGCCGTCACGTGCGGTTGAACCCCCACTTGTAACACCAAGATAATTAGCTGTATTTTGTGTGTAACCAATTAAATTATTATCATTATCGTCTATAACTTGTAGCCCTATCATTTCAGAACCGATTGTAGCAGCAGCATTATGGGTTCCTGATGGGCGTTGGTAAACCATAGGAGTCATAAGTCTTATCTCTAACTCTGTGCCTGCGTCTGGAGTAGAATAAACACCTTCTGCATTTGTAGGGAAAGAACGACCTGAACCCCATATAATTCTTACTGCCCCTGGCGCACCAGTGGTAGAAGCAGTATTCCCTGTCATCCAACTGCCTGTATTATCTGTATTAAGACCACCGCCACCGCCACCGAAACATCCCGCATATGGTCCTAAGGCATCAGCTGCATAACCACCAAAAGCACCACCCGTATTCGGGTACCCACTTCCATCAAAACCAACACTTTCATTACTACCTGAAAGCCCTACTCCACCTCCACTCTGTGCCGCTGAAGAACCACCACCACCATTTGAATCTTGAGCATTACTTGAATAACCGCCTGCAATACCACCACCACCTGCAGTTGAACCACTTCCATCAGAACCATTAGTACCATCAGTGCCAGTGCCTACATTAGTGCCAGATCCATCTCCCCCTCTTGCATAAACAAGATTAGTTCCAGCTCCATTATTTTCTGATCCTGGTCGGTTTATATAACTTTCATTACCAAAACCATATTGACCACTACTTCCTGCTTGATTTTTTGGACCCCAAAAGCCATTAGCAACTCTTATCTTTAACGTCTCGCCTGGAGTAACACTTATATCATTCACATAGCGCAAATCCCCTGCATGTCCACCATCAGGATCGCTGTTATGTGCTTCCCCTCCTGCACCACCACCAACAGCAACTGCACAAATAGAAGTTACTCCTTCAGGAACAGTCCAGTCAACTTCATGACTATCTGGTACAGCTCCCGAACCAGTGCGCCCACCAATCATGCCCTGAACCATGTATTGCTGATTTGGGTAATTACTTGCTTCTTCACTACCAGCACCAGCAGCACCCATTAAGTTTCTATGTGTATTTGGATCCATAGTTAATTCACATAATCAACTAATGCTGCACCTCTATATCTACTTCCACCGTCATCAGTAACAAACATAAATAGATGTGTTTTCCCAGCGGTTAAGGTTGGTGCAGAATCGCCATTCCATTTTACTTCGGAAGGCCAAGTAACAGTACCAGAGGTGTGAGTCAATTCTAATGTAAAAGCAGAGGTTGTTCCAGATGATGCTGGATTACTAAACGTAAAAGTACTATTTGCATTAATAGTTTTAGTGAAATAGTTCCCAGTACTTAAATCTATATCTAAAGCACTAACAGCTTCTGATACTTGCTCATAAGCACCATCGATAGTGACCCCTGCTGTTGTTACCGTTCCAGCAAACGTGGCGTTTTGTGAGGTGTCGAGGGTTAATGCGTCTGTTCCGTTTGTGCCTAAAGCTAACGAATCATTTGTACTTGAATAAATTCTACAATTTCCATTACTTTCTGGAACTATTTTTATACCTTCTGCTCCTGTGCTGTTATATAAATACAATCCAGAACCAGCATTATTTGTACCTTGAATCTGTAATTTAAAACTTGGAGATGATGTACCTATACCAACATTTCCCGAACTATCAATCCGCATCCGTTCGGTTGCTGAATTTGCTCCATCTGCTGTTGTAAAAAACAACATTCTGCTTGGTAAATCATCAACTCCAGGTGTCCCATCTATCTCTACCGCTATTTGAGCATTACTATGTCCTTTATTTGTTCCATCGGCAGGGACAAAAGAAATTGTTCCAACTCTATCTCCACTTTGAACAATAGTATGACTATTATCAGAAGTCCCTCTTGACTTACCTAAAATCAAATATGGACCACCAGCATCATTTGTATTTCGGGTTATAGAAAGGCTAGAAGTATCACCGTTTGTTCCTTCAACTTGGAGCTGTGCATTTATACCCCAAAGAGAAGTTGAACCTGTAACACCCACCAACAAACGACCACTTGAGTTGAGTCGCATCCGTTCGGCAAAAGTATTACTATGTCGGGTACTGAATGTTATATCAGCTGACTCACTGCCGTCAGTGACATCAGTAGAAATTCCTCTTATGTTTGCATAAGCTGTTTCATTACCTGCGGAATCATTACCTTT